AACGAAAGCGGCCACCCCGGCAACGGCCCCGCTGACCTCCGGCCACCCTTGATTGCTCCGGCTCCAACCCCCTCAACAAGTCTTTGAAAGGATGCGACCATGGCTATTGAAGCTGCAGTCGTCCAGTACAAGAAAGACTTCGTTCCGGCGTTTGAGCAGAAACAGAGCCTGCTCAAGCTGACCACGACGAAGGAAACTGTCGTCAACGGCAACCAGGCTACCTTCCTTGTCTCCGGTTCCGGCGGCGATACCGCTGTCACCCGCGGCACGAACGGCCAGATCCCCTACGGCAACCCGACGAACAACCAGAGCACCGCGACGCTGGTTGAGAAGCACGCTCCCTACGAGCTCACCGGCTTCAACGTCTTTGCCTCGCAGGGCAATCAGATCCAGGTCATGCGCAATGCATCGATCGCGGTCATCAACCGTGACATCGATCTCACGCTGCTGGCAGAGCTGGCGAATGCGACCAACGACTTTCCGTCCACGGCGCAGACGGCAACCCTGAACATGGTCACGGGCGCCCAGGCGATCCTTGGCAACAACGATGTCGACGTCGAAGACGAAGACAACATGTTCGCCATCATCTCCCCGGCCTTCCGCGGCTACCTCCTGCAGACGACGGAATTCGCCTCCGGCGACTATGTCGAGCAGAAGCCGCTCAATGGTCCTGCCCGCAAGATGTTCCGCTGGGCCGGCATCAACTGGCTGGTATCGAGCCGTGTCACCGGCCTCGGGACCGCAGCCGAGATTTGCTACATGTATCACCGCAACGCCATCGGCTACGCGGTCAACGTGGGCGAAGAAAAGATCGCTGCTGGCTATGACGAAAAGCAGGACACCTCGTGGTCCCGCGCTTCCGTCTTCCACGGCGCGAAGATCCTCCAGAACAACGGCATCGTGAAGATCACTCACGACGGCTCCGCGTTCGTTGCCACGTAAGGAGACCTGAAACATGGCTTATGTTGCAGATAATTTGTCTCTCGCAGACACCCAGGTCGGTGGCTACCAGCCGCGCCGCTGGCGCTACACGACGGCCTCCGACTCCGATGCCACGATCGTTGGCGCCGGGTATTTCTCCGATGGTGTGACCAAGGGCATGAAGGTCGGTGACCTTGTCGATGTCATTGCCACCACAGGTCCGAAATACAAGCTCTATCAGGTTGCCTCGGTAAGCGGCGCTGCTGCTACCGTGGCGGCTCCGACCGCTATCACCTGATGCCAGCATCGCGACTTCGGTCGCGGTGTTGCCTCCATCGTGACCGGATACGGGCGGCGGCTTCCTCTTGTCGCCGCTCGTTCTCGGTTCTCGCTGGATTCCTTTCACCCATGAGCTGAGGCAATCATGAAAACCCTTCATCCGACTAAGATGCGCAATGCCGCCGAGTATGCCCGCACACAACACCATGTGCTTGTCGACCCGGATCACAAGCTCGAGGACGTTCTGAAACCCGGTTACTGGGCTCACCATGTCGATCGGCTTCGCGTCCATGACCTGATCGACGTCATCCACAACGACTACGACGTCACACTTCGGGTCACCGGCAAGGGTACCGGCTATGTCGAAACCCGCGTCCTTCGCGCTTGGATCTCGGACGAAGTCGATGCCAACCTCTCCGACGAGCAGGACGCTGAAGTCATGTCCAGTATTCCGGATGGTTATGTCATCGACCACACGCCGAAGACCCTCTGGCGGGCTCGCATGAAGGATGGCGGCGTCGAGATCAGCAGGAACCACAAGACCAAGGTCGAGGCCATCCAGTCCGCGCTCAAGCATGCTGCTCGCGCTCAAGGCATTGCGGCTTAAGGAGCCTTCCAGATGGCTGACCGTCTCGCGATTTACCGGGGAGCGCTTCGCCTCCTCGGGCCGTCCAACCTTGCGTCACTGACCGAGGACCGGCCTGAAAAGCTCGCGCTCGATGGCGCATGGCAGGATTCGGTGAACTACATGCTTGAGCAAGGCATGTGGAACTTCGCGATTCGGACGGTTCAGCTTCAGCCTGACGAGGATGTCGAGCCGCTGTTTGGGTTCGACTATGCCTATTCAAAACCCGAAGACTGGGTGCGGACGGTTGCGATCTCCTACGACCCCGCCTTCCGCGAGGGCATCCTCGAGTATGAGGATGAGACCGACCACTGGCACACATCCCATAGCGTGATCTATGTCCGCTACGTCTCGAATGACGAAGCATGGGGCTGGAACATCGGGGCATGGCGGCAGCACTTCTCGAAGGCTCTGGAAGCGTATCTGGCCTTTGAATGCGGGCTCCCGATCGCTGCCGACCGAGGCAACCGTAATGACCTGTTCACGCTCTTCCAGAAGCGATTGCAGGACGCCAAGACCAAGGATGCCGTCGATGAGCGCGTAAGGGAGAAGCCTCCCGGCCGCTGGACGCGCTCGAGAAGCGCAGGATACCCAGGAGACCGCCGGCGTGGCTAAGGTCAATACCTACGTTCAGAGCTTCAATACGGGCGTCCACGACAAGACCGCTCTGACGCGCACAGACCTTGAGCGCATGCGCCTTGCTGCTGAGATCCAGACGAACCTTCTGTGCAAGGCTGTCGGCCCCGGCTTCATGCGTCCAGGCACGCAGTACCTGGCGCCAACCAAGACGAATGCGGAAGCGCGCCTTGAGGAGTTTGTCTTCGGTGAGTCCGACGCATCGCTCATGGAGTTCACCAACCTGAACTTCCGTGTGATGGTCAATGACGTGATCATTTCCCGCGCGGCCGTCTCCAGCATTGTGACCAACGGCGATTTCTCCTCAGCGACTGGGTGGGACCTGACCGGCGTCGGCGGTGGCGTCTCCACAATCTCTGGCGGCTCGCTTCGCATGAACGCCACCACGATTGAAGGCGTTGCCCGATGCTCTCGGTCGGTAACGACTGCATCTCCTGGGGTTGAGCATGCACTGCGGATTGTCGTCGAGCACGGCCCCGTCATGTTCCGCTGCGGCTCCACCAGCGGCGGAGATGAATACATCGCACAGACCTTCCTGCCGACTGGCGAACACTCGCTCGCCTTCACGCCGTCGGGAACCTACTTCGTTCAGTTCTTGTCTAAAGATCGCTTTGAGCGCCGCGTCGACAGCATCCAGGTCGAAGCGGCTGGCGAGATGAACATCCCGACACCGTGGCCGCTGGCAGCTATACCGAACATCCGCATCGCGCAGTCGGCCGACGTCTGCTTCATTGCCTGCGAAGGTTACCAACAGCGCCGGATAGAACGCCGAGCAGCTCGCTCATGGTCTGTATGCCTCTACGAGAGCAACGACGGGCCTTTGAGTGCCAACGCCGATCCTACGGTCAGACTGCGACCGAACGCGCTGGAGGGCAATACAAGCCTGTTTGCGAGTGGTCCCTATTTCACTCCGGGCCATGTCGGATCGCTGTTCAGTCTGACGCACACCGGCCAGACCGTTATTCAGCAGCTTGGGCAGGAAGACACCTATACGGATCCCGTCAAGATCAGCGGCGTATATGCCAGCACCGGAGGCGACCGAGATTTTTCGATCATCGTCTCGGGATCGTGGACCGGCACGCTCAACTATCAGAAGTCTTACAATGACCCGGACACCGGCTATATCGACGTCGGTGGGATGACCGTCAACGGCACGACTGTTGTCAACGACCAGGGTAGCAACATCAACTATTACTACCGGGTTGGCTTCAAGCCGGGTGGCTGGGGTTCTGGGGTTGCTGTTGTCACCATCGGCTATGACGGCGGCGGCGGGACCGGTATTTGCCGTGTCACCCAGTACGTCTCTCCGACGCAAGTGCAGATAGAGGTTCTTGAGCCGTTCAAGGCCACCCTTTGGACACGTGACTGGCGGCCAGGCGAATGGTGCGACTACACCGGCTGGCCGTCTGCTGTTGCGCTCTCTGATGGGCGTTTATGGTGGTCTGGTGCCGATCGCATCTGGGGCTCGGTCTCTGATGCCTTTGCCTCGTTCGATGAGGACACAGAGGGCGACAGTGGTCCGATCTCCCGTTCCATCGCTACAGGCGGGGTGAACAATACCCAATGGTTGCTCTCTCTCAAGCGACTGCTGGTCGGCACTGAAGGAGCGATCTCGACGGTGAAATCCTCCTCACTCGACGAGCCGCTCACGCCAACGAACTTCGGCATCAAGGATGCGGCCACCAGCGGCGCGGCTTCCATCGATCCGATCAAGGTTGATACGCGGGGTATCTTCGTCGAACGAGCCGGCACCACGCTGCTTGAACTGACCTTCAATGGCTCGGACGCCGATTATGTGGCAACGCAGATCAGTAAGCTCACGACTGATCTCTTCGAAAGTGGCGTGAAGTCCATCGCCGTCCAGCGCCGGCCCGATACTCGCATCTGGCTCGTCCTCAACGACGGCTCATGCGTCTCGATGGTCTACGAGGCTAGCGACGAGGTTCTCGCCTTCATCCCGATGGAAACGGATGGCTTCTTCGAAAGCGTTGCTGTCCTTCCAGCGTTCTCTCAAGACCGGGTCTATTTCAGCGTGCGCAGGACCGTAAACGGCTCCACAGTCCGGTACATCGAGAAGATGGCAATGGACATCGAGGTGAAGCCGGCAACGCTCTGCAAGGTCATGGATGCCTTCAAGAGCGGGGTGAACG